CTGCTTTATTGATATCATTTAATACACAAGTATCTCCATAATGTAGAGATACCGCAGACCCACCACAAAATGGTTCTACCACTCTGTGTATTGTCTTTGGTGCAATCTCTTTAATTCTGGAAAGTTCTTTTGACTTCCCACCTTGATACTTAATAACTGGTTTCATACCAGTATTATAGCACAAAAAAACCCCCTTCGCAAGTCGGGGTCTTAAAAGAATCTATAAGTTCCAGAACAACAGATACAGAGTATCTATAATTTTTGAATTTTCAACCTACATTACACCACTCTTCCAATTATCGAAATTCCATTTTTTCCATTGACCATACTGCTCTGGGTCATTTTTCTCATCACTTATCATTTCATAAAATTTTTTATCAGGATTAAATGGTAATGACTTAGCATACTCCCAAAAAGGTGTGTCAAACTTTGAACCAAATTGATAATGCCATAGGATTATATTTTCAAGTTGTCTCATATTTGTTCGTATTTTATTATTGCAATACTCATAAGATTGAATTTTAAATATCAAATCCCAAGATTGTCTGCAAATATATTGATAGAACGCAACAGATGTAGCTTCCATCGGTTCAATAAACCCATACATATTACCCTGTAATATAGTTCTACCTCCATTATAAAAGTCTTTTGCCATATAATTATCAAAAACTAATTCATCAATAATATAATCTAGTTCAAACCTAGATGTAAAATCGACTATTGCATCTTCTCGTTCTGTAATTTTATTGTTATAAAGATAACCATAGGATACACTATCCTTATTTGGTATAACAAATGTCCAACCATTAGGAGTTGCAACACAACGTGTGTAAATTAAATCAGGGTCTTTATCAAATTTCTTAGATAAAAGAACAGTATTTAATGGATTTGTAAGTTCTTCATAATTACTCTTTTCTCGATTATGCCTACCTCTACAATCAAAAATTATATTTGCATCTATTTCTTCTTCAGGGTTGTTAATTACTTTTTCGTGTACTTTAAAAAATTTTGAATTTATCACACACTCTGATAACTTTTGAGGAACAAAGTGCATCGCTGCATCTGGCATTTCAAATGGATGAAAAATTTTATCATTTTTTTGTCCCCACCCCTCATATAATATACCTGTCTTGATAGTGGCATCAATTGGATTATTATACCAATCTATACCCAAAGTTGAACAAATTAGTCTCGGAACAGGTATAGTCGTTCCTTGTCCAACTTTCTCGATGGGATGATAGTGTGGACTATGATATATTTCTATTTCAAATTTATCTGACTGTTCTGATAAGTATTTTTGATAGTGCAATGCGGTCACACAACCTGCGTTCCCTGCACCAATAATTGCAATCCTCATCTCAATATTATAACTGTAAAATCTAGTTTTGACAAGTAGAATATATATGTTATAATGTGTAAGTTGAAGATTATGTATGGAAAAAAACGAGAATGATAGAAAAACGGATTTTATCGTTAGGTACGAGAAAATCTTAACTAGAGAACAATGTCGTGATGTTATTAAAGACATTGATTTTTTTGATGAAAATAGTTTACTATTCCCACAACAATACACTAATAGACCATATCAAGACCAAGACGCAATCAATATTTTTGCTGATGATGGGATTACTTTACCAACAGCCACACATATAGCTAGAAAGATTTTCCCTAAAATACAACCTTGTATCGACAAATATCTCCAACAATTCCCAATATTGGGTCAAAGAAGATTTATGATACACGATTGCAAGATGAAAAAAATCAAGTGTGGAGCTGGATTTCATCAATGGCACTACGAAAACGGTACGGTAAGTGATGCTCGAAGAACATTCGTAATTCAAGTGTATCTTAATGATGATTTCGATGGTGGTGAAACAGAATTTTTATATCAAAATAAAAGAGAGAAGGCAGTTGCAGGTGATGTTTTGATTTTTCCTTGCCAATATACACACGTTCATAGAGGAAATCCACCTATAGATGGAGATAAGTATTTACTTACTTCTTGGGCTTGGATACAACATAGCAACTCACGATGAAAGAACAACTTGAAGCAGTAATATATTGTGACCCATTTCCATTGATGGTAGTAAATAACTTTTATAATGAAGAGGAACTAGCACTAATATGGAAGGAGTTAGATTTTTATACAGAACCAAATAAACTTCTCGAAGCAGAGGAGTATGGTGGTGTTATCGGTTATACAAATGCAAAAGCATTATTACTCGATCAAATATATAAAAAATCAAAAGATGGTAAAACTGACTATCGAAATATATCGAATATACTAACTGTCAACAGAAAGTTATTTTCCTGTGGTGTTTTAGATACCTATGCAGAAATTCATGACTGTGTGGGTTTAGCAAATAAAACGAATTGGGATATAACAAAAGTAAGATATTATCACGATGGAGAGTACTATGACCCACATACTGACTCTCCCTTTCAGTTCTTAGCATTTTCATATTTTTATAGAGAACCAAAAAAATTCAAAGGTGGAGATTTAGAATTTCCAAAATATGATTTTAAATTACCTTGTGACAACAACTCAATGGTTATTTTTCCTGGTTGGGTTGAACATGGAGTTAGAAAGGTAAAAATTAAAGATACCGATTACTATGATGGTTGGGGAAGATATGCTATCACATCATTTTTTGGATGTAAAGATAGAGAGAAATGATTGAAACTCCTAACTTCATATCAATATATGACAATGCTTTACAAAAAGATCAGTGTACTGAAATAATAAATGAGTTTGAAAATGATAAGGATAAACAAGTAAAGGGATTTTGTTCTGATAATGAAGGCAATCCAATCATAAAACCGAAAACCAAACTATCAACTGATGTGAATCATCGCACTGATGATGGTACGAATACAACTCGAATGTTATGTAATAGTTTAAAGTTTAACGTAGAAAAATATAAAAAAGAATATCCAGCAACAAATTATGCTTTGCTGCCTTGGTCTTGCACTAAATCTTATAATATACAAAGATATTGGCCAGGTGAAGGTTTCTTCAAAAATCATTGTGAAGTTAATGATTTATCCTCTTCTCACCGTGTTCTAGTTTGGATGTTTTATTTAAATTCTCTTGATGATGGGGGTACTTTATTTCCATTATATGATATCGGAATTAAAGCAGTTGAAGGTAGATTAGTAATTTGGCCAGCATATTGGACTCATTCACATCGAGGTCAAATTAGTCAAACTAAAACGAAATATATTGCTACTGGTTGGTTTTCCTTTACTTAGTAAAATACGTATCTCTCTCCAGCTTCGCCACCACTTCCATTTCCACGTTCTCTACTTCTACCTCCAGAGGCATTTTCTCCACTTTCGCTTCGATCTCCACCATTTCCACCTCTACCACCTTCTGCTTCAGCATTATCTCCACCATTTCCACCGTCTCCACCCACATTGGCAGATGGAGCTTGGTTAGTTCCACCAGCTTCTCCACTACCTGGTGCTGAACCATCTGCACCAGCAGGAATACCAGCACCTCCTCCTCCACCGCCACCACCAGCGGAGTTTTTATCTCCCCAATCGTTTTGCTCTGCACCTCCACCACTTCCACCGCCACCGCCACCGCCAAAAATTCTTGACTCACCAGAAATCTCATCCTCAAAACTAGGGTGTATTTTCATCCCACTTGTTCCTCTACCACCATTTTCACCAGCAGTCTCTTCATTACCTGCATCACCACCTTTTCCACCTCTACCACCAACTAATCCTTCACCACCAACGTCAATTTGAAATGTGGTTGCAGTTGGCCAATGATTAGCATTATTATCATCTATGTCTCCCATATCAACAGCGACATGACTTTCTGCTGTCGCACCTGCTGAACCAAATATTTTATTGATATGAATTATAACTTTTTTTCCACCTTGCCATTCACTATCACTTTTTGTAATTGTTTTTCTGTAATCACCTACGATTTGATAATTACCATTTTTAAATCTATCTGTAAATACATTCAATCCATAATTTGAATTACCACTCTCATACAAATCAACAACTATGTTCAATCTTTTTCCATAAAAATGACTAAATTTTATCTGTCCAGAAGTTGGTATGCCAGTATCAAGTGGTAAATTTGATAATTCACCAAGATTTTCATTTTTAAAATCTGGATGAGTATTTCGATATCTACCTAGACTTCTACCATTATTTTGACCGAACTCTTGTTCGATTTCAGAGAATTTTAATTGTGAACCTGAGTTTTTAATTGCCATATTATGCTACCGTTGCGAGACCTACCCAACCTCCATCAATATAAACTTCAATTCTTTTTGATGTTGTGTTATAGACCATCGCACCTGATATAAGTGTTGCTGAATTTGTGTAAGCATCACGAAGTAGATTTCTTTGAGTAGTAGTTACTCTAGGAGGTATCATATATGCAAGTTGTGATCTATTAAATGGTAATCCAGTCTCACCCTCATTTGAAATATTTACAGCGTTAGAGAAATCAACCGCTGATCTAGTTGTGCTTCCAACAGATACTGCCTTTTTAATGTGAAGGTTTCGATTGATAGCCACACCAACATTGCTATCATCAAACGTATCTGTAAATATTCCAACTTGACTATCATTGTTGATAATTATTTTCTGATTAGCATTTGATGATATATTAACAAAATTACCATTACTTGTAGTACCAATACCAACACTTGTGATTTCAAGATTTGTAATAGTTGACACACCTGTGACAGGAGAATTTATCAGTCCAGTTACATTACCAGTCACGTTACCAGTAAGATTACCAGTCACATTAGCTGAAATTGCACTAATCGTTAAAGAACCACCTAGTGTTAAATTATTTGTAACTTCTAAATCACCAGTAAATTTACCTCCACCCCCTACATCTAATTTTGTAGATGGTTGTGTATTACCAATACCTAGTGAACCACCTATACCAGTAAGTGTCATCAATCTAGTTGAATTTAATCCTTTATGCCAATGGAAATCTCCTGCAATCGCATTGGGATTATTAGCACTTATATGATAATTAAAGTTTCCTGTGCCATAATTTAGAATATCAAGTGATTGTGCTGAACTATAAGGTGAACCTCCTGATACTAATCCATATCTAAATTCAGCGTTGTTTGTATTATTTGTTCCTGCTTCTCTACCAACTGTTAAAGCTGCTGAACCTGTATCACTTGTGACTTGAATTTCTGTATTACCACTCTTTCTAACTTGAATATCGTTTACAGGAGTATCAGTTCCGACTCCGATCAAAGGTGAATTAAGTTCCGTTGTTGCTGTAATAATTCCAGATGAATTTATATTTGCAACATTATATGTTTCTGTTCCAGTTCCAACTCTTCCATCAGATTCTTTATTAACTAACTCCCACCACGCACCTGCGTGTGCAAAGTATAATGCTCCTGTTGCATGAACGTGTGCAACTGCACCATGATAAGAACTAGCAGAGGGTAAATCTCCTTGATTACCATATAAGAATGGAATAACATTATTAGTTGCAATACCTTCAATACGACCAGCGAAGGTTGTAACACCAGCAATACTTACATTATCTAAGTTAGTATGTCCATCTACATCTAAATCTGTAATACTAATATTTGGATTACCAGATAGATTTGCAGCAGTTCCAGATGTATTTTGATTACCTGCTATATTAACACCAGGTAAATTTATATTTGTTGTACCATCAAATGACACACCACCAATTGTCCTTGCTGTTTGTAATTGAGTTGCAGACGCAGCAACTCCAGTTACATTACCAGTTACATTACCTGTAAGATTTCCAGTAACATTGCCAGTAACATCACCTGTCAACGCTCCAACAAATCCTGTTGCAGTTGCAACTCCAGATATTTTAATGTCACCAGCAGAACTAATACCTACACCATTCTGAGATAAATTAACATTACTACCAATCTGAAGAGTGAATTGTGGATTAGAGGTAGCAATTCCAACATTCCCACCTGTATTGTATATACTTGATACTCCTAAACCTGTGTTAACATCTTCCCATTGTGATGTTGGCATTCCTTGTAGAAATCTAGCATCACCATAAAATGTAATTATACCTGAACTCGCTGTAACTATTCCACTTACTATACTTACTCCAGCACCAATAATTTCTGTGGGGTTTAATGTTGTAACTGTCATCACACCCGCTTGTGCTACTGTCGCACTTGAAACACCAGATACAACTAAATTACCTCTGACATCAA